AGGTTTGCCTTCGTAGTGAACATAGTCAGGTTTGATTGCGGCAATAAAGTCATCGGCGGCTCGGTTCCATGCGCCTTGATATTGACTGTGGGTTTTGACTTCGCCGGCAACAGGAGCGATCATCTGCAGGTCGATGTCGCCGTACACTTTGGCAGGATCTTCGCGGCTGTCCACTTCATGGTGTGCACTGGATCCTGTGGGATGACCCATTGTCACAGCAGGCATGCCAGTCTTTTTTAAGTATGCGTTGAAGTCATTGGTAAAACGCTGTACCACACTCAGTGCACGTCTGACCACTTCGGGTGTGATCTTTGTACTTTGTGTTACAGTAGAGTCCCAGCCTCCTTCTAGAATAATTTCGTGTATCTTCATGTGTTATCCTATCTTGAAGCCAAGTCGACCGCGCACTTCACTGGAGGTAAATGTTTTTTGTGCAGTAAAGATCACCTTGCCAGAGAACACAGGTGGCCATACCACTTGCATGCCCAGGATGTCTAGATCTGTTTTGTTGCGTATCTTGGTTTGCATGTAGCATTGTACCAAGGATGCTTTGTTGATGATGGCCTTGAACACATCAGTGTAGTCTTCGGCGTTTAGTTTTGCACAAGTTGCAGTGGCAATGGCTGCAATCAAATGATAGTATGGATCGTAGTTGGGATTGTCAGTGCGAGCATTAAAGGATGCTGCCAACTTCTTGGTTTTTGCACTGACCTTTTTCATTTCTTTGGCTTGTAGATACAAAACTTCATCGGGAGTTATAACACCCATCTCGGCAGCCGCGTGAAGCATGCCATCCAAGGAACCTCGTGCCACAATGTCAGTCACAATGCGAACAAAACGTGCCACCTTGGGATTCTTGAAAAAACCTGTGCCAAATTCTTTTTTCTTGGCAATCAAAACATCGTATATGCCTTGCAGACTAGCGGCAGCACCGCCACCTTGTTGTTTGCTTGAAATGTAAATTTTGAAACCATCTTTGTCAACGCTGGAATCACTCAGTGTTTCACTCACACTGGATGAATAGTAGATGTCAGCATTGACCATGCTTTTTCCAGCCATCAAATTCTTTTCCAACATCAGTCGATCGGGCCCGGGTATCATGCCTGCACTGAGTGCCATTGGTGCCAACCACTCATTGGTGTATTTGCTGTGAAAGGCCAGGTGTTGTGCACCCATTGGTATGCTGATGGGCCAAGGCTTGCGTGTGGCCACATGATTCACTGCCTGTTGCAACTGCTGAATTAGATCAGCTGGCGCCGCAGTGGCAGGAATATTTTTAACAGCAGACATTACATCTTTGGGACCAAATGGTCCAGCACTGGTCAGTAGATCAGTGGGTTTTAGTTTGTAGCTTTCGCTGGCACCTTTTTTGTACACCAGGCCAGGGTGTGTGTCGTTGATGGCGCCTGCAGGAATGCCGGTAAATTTACCCTTGATCACTGAGAGATCTTTGACCCATTTGGCAAAGAACCAGTGTTGATTCAACACAGGATCCAGCATGTGCACAACCAACACACCCAACATGCCAGCATTGGGCTTGTTGAGTTCTTTCACAGTGCCAATCTGTTGCATCCAGTGCCATAGCTTTTTCCAGTCCTTGTCGCGCTTGACAGCATCAGGCCAGCTGACCTGACCGTCAGGGTATGCTTTGAAGTCCTGAAAAGTCATTGAATCTTGCGGATTGCTGGGATTGTGATAAACGTCACCAAACTCTCTATTGGGGAAGCCAACACTTTCGTCTAGTTGCTGAATCATATGTTGATGCCTTCTCGTCCAAGTGTTTCTCTTGCGTCTTGTAGAGCAGCCTGACCTTCCGGATCCGTAGCCAGTTTGCGTACAATGGCTTCCACGCTGGTAATGTCTCGGCGTGTGGCGCTTGGGCCCAACAGCATGGTGGCAATTTCGTCAGGATCTTTGGTCAGCAGTTTGTCTGTGGTTCTGCTGATCAAGCCAATGGTAGGACTCCATTTCATACCATGATGCTTGGCTACGCTGGACAGCACAATGTGTTTGTGGCTGTCTTTGAATTTGCTGGCAGGATCAGCTCGCATGCTGAACTTGCTGAGTTGCACGTCAGGCAAGAACATGAAATCAGTTTGCACAAAACCTTGATTGGGATCTCCAGCAATGGGAGTACGAAAGTGCACACTCACTCCTGACTTCTTTACGTAGTTCTTGGGATCACCACCATGTGCCTTGACCCAGGCACTGAGTCTTGCGACCAGTTCGTCCTTGGTAATGGCATTGGCATCCATGCTGAGGTCAATGTCTCCGCTCACGGCTTTTTGCCCTGTTGAACCAAGCCATTCATCTGACAGGTCTTCGCCTACAATTCCGCTGAGAAATTGAATAGTCGGTGCTACATCTGCTTGTTTTACATCCACAGTGGCCAGTTCATTTTTGAACACATTGCCACCTTCCATTACAATTTGCGCAAATCTCATGTTGTTTCCTTTTACGTGATTTCTTCCCAGCCAATGGATGCCCATACACTAGGAGAGGTATTTGATGTTGTGGCCACTGCAATAACAAATTCATATGCGGTACCGGTAAATGTATTTCTTTCCAGTTGGAATAGGAATCCCACGTCGCCAAGAGAAATACCACCCGATGATTGATTGCTACTGACTATGTATCCTTGTCTCACAAGAGTACCACTTGAGATAGCCAAGCCGTTGGTTTTGTATTCAACCACGCTGTCGCTTCCAGGATCGGTCCATGTACCATTTGTGGTTATTGCACGAGCATATATTTTGTACTGGAACGTGGTATTGGCCCCCAGCCCAAGGCTGAACTCTCTTGGCAACACAATAGCGCCAAGGCGTGTACTTTTCAGTCTTATACTGAGTACAGGATAAAATGTGTTTGACGAAGTCAGTGAATATGGGGATGCAATATCATGTCCGCCGGTCCTGGCTCGTCCTTTAATAACATAACCACCTTCAGAAATAACTGTGGCGCAAATTACTCGTAGACCCGAGGATGCTGTGGTAACACCTGTGTTGGTAATTTCACTTCGCAATGGCAAACAGGCTGTGCCCATGTATGTGGTTGTGGTGTTTAGATAGTTGATGCTGTCAGCTGTATGGTTGGCATGATTCCATACATGTGCCAAACAGTACACACCATCAATCACAAAGCCCATGCGCACTGAACCCACACCCAACCACTCAATGTCAATGAACATGATCTGTGCTTTGTCTTTTTGCAGAGTTTTTCCACTAGGACCAGACCCCAATAATGTATCCACGTTCCAGTTGGCCTGATTCACAGTTAGTTCAGTTACTGCACCTGTTGATTTTGATCTGCGAACAAACGACAATGTGCCGTTGTTCAACTGCAAATAAAAACCATTGGATGTATCAAAGTAACCTATGCGCTGACGAAGATTTGTTTGACTAGGGCTCAGACAAAATGTCTGTAATATCTGAAGACTTTTGCCAGGCTGATAAGCAAATACTTTGCTGGTTTCTCTTACAACTTCATCGCCATTGGCTGTGCCCACACTCATCAACACAGTACTGCCATTGGCATCATGTGCTGATGATCCACCACCTGCTGTGTACACAGTAAGTGAATCATTGTCTTGATAAGTGTTGAAACTGTCATATAATGTTTCGGGATTGCTCACACGAAGACGGCCAAATGCATCACTTTGCATGGGACTGAAGAAACTGGTGTCAGATGTGCCTTTGACAAAGATTGGATTGGATTCAGAGTTGGTTGAGTTGTTCTTGCTTACTGATATAGGATTGCCAGAATCGTTCTTGATCTCAACTTCAGGCATGGTGCCAATGTTCACAGAGCCGTCTACTGTGAGCGAACCACCCCCATCTTGTACTGTCACAGTACCACCAACAGGCATGTATGCAGTGGTCAAGATCCCACTGGTACCTACCTCAGTGATATGAGTATGTATTGGATCGGCTGGTGTACTAGACACAGTCACAGTACCTGGAATGTTTACGGTACCGGTTATGTCAATGCCACTGCCAATGCTCACGCGAATTTCAGGCAACCCTGTGTCGGGGTTCAGTTGCATGGCATAAGGTAAACCTGTTAGTTCCGGTTGATATGGCATGTGTTAACCTCTATGCTTGAAATACTGTATGCGGCGCTCCACCTGGTCCACCCATTCTTTACTGGGACGTTCAGAACCACCGCGATAATACTGTAATACTTTGCTGGGATTGCTTTTGCTGACCAGTGCCCACTTGCCATGAACCTTGCGCAACATTTCATCAATGTTTAGTTTTTTTGACGCTTCTTTTATTTCAGGTTCTTCAGCAGATCCTGATATGTCTTTGACCTTTAGGCCAAGATTATGAAACATAGGAGCCATTTTGCGTTCTTCTTCTGGGCTCATAAAAACAACCATGGCATTGCCAGGGCCTTGCCCTAGCTCGTCTTTATGCATGTCATCTAGGTCGCTGATGTTCATGCCCAGCTTGTACCAGTCATATACATCGGACACTTTGACCAAATGTGTGCCATTGGGGAAAGACAGCAGTCGTTGACCTTCTACTTCGTCGGGTTCATCGCCTGCACTCTGTGAGCCAAGATCTTGATCCTCATCGCCGGCATCTTCACCCAGCACAGGAGTTAAAAGATACAGTTGTTGAGACGCTTGTATGATTTCATTAATCAGCATGAATTTGCCCTTTGGTAATGCTTTATTTACCAAAAAGCAAATTATGCTCTAACAAACTTGAGCCTAGTTTATGTGGGAAACAGGATCAATTTCCCACTCTAGCAACACAGTTTTTGCATCTTGTTCCAGCATCACAATGCTGTTCATGTCTGCAGGCATTACCATGCCAGTTTCGCGTTCCACATATTCACGCAGTGCTGTGTAAAATTCCTGCTCTGTGAGTGTTATACTTTTCTTTATCTTCATTTGACCTTGGTCTTAGAGGCCAAATCTTTGTAGCCCTGTGGCGTAGGATGGATTCCGTCTTTGCTGATCAGTTTGCCTTCGGGGCGAGGAATCACTGTGTCACCAAATTTTTTGGCAACTTCCTGCACTGCTTTCACTGCTTCAGGTTTCTTTTCTTCGTTGGGCAGAATCCAAAACACATGATCAGCTTTGACTTTTTCTCGTAGTTTGAGTATGTGTTCTTGTGTGTTTATTTTGAAATCATTTGCACCTAGGCTAATAATAACAGACCGGGCAGGAGTTCCTGCTTTGTCACCAAACTTTTTCATGAAGTTGGGACTGCTGATACCACTTTGCACATAGGCCGAACACTCTTTGCGTTGTTGCGAAACACCTACTGCAATACTATCTCCCATAATGAGACATTCTAACATTGTAATTCCCCTTTAGTTGGCCTGCCCGGCTGGATTCGAACCAGCGACCTACAGATTAGAAGTCTGTTGCTCTATCCAGCTGAGCTACGGGCAGTTGCTTTATTTACGTCCCCAACTGATCATGTTCCACAGTCTATCATAGGTATAATAACTGAATGTCCACACAATGTTGATGACCAAGATGCTGGTCCAACTTTCGGCAATGGTTTTTCCTTCCCACCACATTAAACACACTGTGGTAAACAACACAAACAGTCTGTACAGCGCAGATTTTACCACAGTACGAAGACGAGTTTCTCCCTGCATTTGTTCCTTATACTAGTTCTTCCACAATGCCCAGCACTTCGGCAAGTATGAACCCTGCGCCAGCAAATACCAAATTGCCACTGATCAAACACACACCGGCAATTATCCTGATTCCGCTTTTGACCAAGCTCACATAAAAATGTCCGCGGCTAGTGTCTTTGGGTTGAACTTCCATGTTGGTTTCCTTAGAATGCATCAAAGTAATTGTAGGATTTCTCTTTAACACGTGTGAGCAACAACTTGTGCCCGTCCACATTCATGAACACGAAACGACCGTTGGGTGCATCCACCTGTTGGAGATCGTTTTGGCTGAACTTGGCTCGTTTCCAATCTGCTTCGTCGTTGTCGGGCTCTGGATCGTAGTCCACATTGATGGCCTGTTGCAACGGATTGCCGCGCCACTCAGGACCTTCAAAGTGTTTGGATTCAATTTCCTGCTCGCCCACAAACAGCCGCATGGTGAACTTGTGATTTTCCTCAAACTCTGGTTTGGCATTCAACATCTTGAGTGCTTCTTGTGGAGTCTCATTGTAGCGATTCATTTCTTCAACCATGGCCTTGAGCATGTCAAAGTTGAACTCACCAAACAAGCTGGAGATCTGACACACTTTTTCTACATGTGCTTGATTCTTGAGATTGTCTTCGCAGTACTCTTTCACAAACTCATAGCTCAAGCCCTTGTAGTCCAACATGTAAAAGATACGACCTGGGCGATTTCGCATGTGTTGGTTCACACGCCACTTGTCGTTGCAGGTTAGAATAAACAATTTCTTGCTGGGGAACACACCATCCAGCAAAGTCAACATCTGTTCTTGGTCATCTGAATCATACACCTTTTCAAACTCATCAAACAGCACAATGATTGGCTGTTCAATGTCCTGCATGAACTTGTTGAAAGCATCACCTTTCCAAGGTGCATTGATCACAATGGTAGGAACGCCGTACTTGCTGGCAGCTTCAATAGACAAGTTTTTTGCCAACAGGCTCTTGCCAGAACCTTTCTCACCTGCCAACATCACGCCTGTGCTGGTGTCTCGGCTGTTGAAAGTGCAAAGGATACGCTCTGTGTTGCGCACAGTATCTCCGTACAATTTACCAGGACGAGTGAATGATTCAATGGCCTCAAGGAAAAGATTTCCAAATGGATCTGCCTTGATGATATAGTTGCCAGCTGGCAAAGTGTCATGCAGGTCCATTGCGGCGGCAGAGCTAACTCGGAATGTGTTTCCAGATTTCAGAAAGTACGTCATTTTTTCAACCT